GCAATTTGTTGTAAACGCATAAGTTGAGTTAATGCATTGACGGTTGTAACTCGTTTACCATTAAGGGTTGCTAATGCTGTTTTTTTCATCTCATCATAGACCTTCTTCTGTTCAGGAGTAAGAGATATCTCTCTTTTCATGTAAACTTTGTCAGGAAGATCTAAACAATCTTCTTTTAAAACTCTGAAAGAAAAAGGTTGAAGTTTTTCTGAGAGTTCTCCTAGATTTTTAAATCCAGAAACAAGTTGTATACTTCTTCCTTGAATATTAGCCGTTCTCATAATGGCGTACCTAGTTCTAAAAGAATAATAAGAAGAATGATCTAAATGATAAGGATCTAAAAACTCACATTGGCTATAAAGATCCAATGGATTTCTAGTAACAGGCGAACCAGTAAGAATTCTTCTATATAAAGCAAGAGATCTTAGTGCCTGAATAGCTTTAGTTCTTTTTGCTTTAGGATTTTTAATAGTTGTACTTTCATCAATTGCCATTAAAGTTTTATGAGATCTTAAAAATTTAGCTGCAAAGCTTTTTCCTTTATCAGTACTAAATGCTTCTACATTCATAATAAGAACATGTAAGTCATGTCCAGTTGCAAACAAAGTATCTAATTTTTCTTGTTGTTTTTTATTAATATTTGCTTGCCACAAAACGGCCACTTTTTCTATATGGTCAGGTAAATGAGCAGGAAGCTCTTGTTTGTACCAAGTAGATATTACTCCTTTGGGTGCAATAATTAAAGCTCCATCAATTCTTCCTTTGTCATATAGCATAGCCATATTATCAATCAGAACTTTTGTTTTCCCTGTCCCCATTTCCATAAAATAGGCAAAAGATTCTTTATTCCAAGAACGCTCTAAAGCGTCCATTTGATGTTTATAAGGCGTCGTCTTAAATTTATACTTCATTTTAAATTCTTTCTATTGACTTGTTATATAGGATGTATTATATATGTCAACATGAAAGTAGAAAAAACCGTAGATTACGGAGACGTTAAAAAGAAGAAAGTACCAACAGTATATGTAATACAGGAAATACCTGGTACTAGAGACGGACGTCCTAAAATAAATATAATGGGGGCTGCTGAATATGGAATTTTTAAATTCTTATTACCAGAACTCTCACAGATGATATTTTCTCCCGGTCCTTTAATTTTTAAACTAAGAGAAGGTTTAAAAAATTATACTCTGGAAGATTACCTGTTATTAACAGGAGACCCTGCAATTATTGGTGTTGCATGTGCTATAGTGTCTGATATGACCAATGGTAAAATTAAATTGCTCAAATGGGATAAACAAGAAAGAAAATATTATCCTATTGAAATAAATCTATACGAGAAAGGAACACCCGATGCAATCAATTGATTTTGAAAAAGACCAAGAAGAAGTTCTCGATAAAACAGAGAACATAGATAAACTTGCAACTAAGATAAAAGAGATGCAAAGTTTACATGAAGACATACAAAAGAATGAAGAGTATGTTAAACAAAAGAAAAAAGAATATGAGAACCTTTCAGGAGAAGTTATTCCTACAATGTTATCTGAAATGGGTTTATCATTTCTTAAACTTTCGGATGGATCATCTATTGAAGTTAAAACGAATTATAGCGCCACTATTACTCAAGCCAAAAAAGAGGAGGCGTTTAACTGGCTTCGTCAAAACGGTCTGGGAGATATTATAAAGAATGAAATTTCTGTATCTTTCGGTCGTAACGAAGACAACAAGGCAGCGGATTACGCTGAACTTGCGAAGGGTCGAGGGTTTGAACCGACACAAAAGTTGAAGGTCGAACCCATGACTCTGAAAGCGCTCGTCCGTGAGCGTCTCGAGGCAGGAAAAGAAATGCCGACGGAACTTTTCAACATATTTGTTGGAAATAAGACAACTATAAAAAGGAAACAATAACCATGAACAAAGAAGCAAACATCACGAAACGTGATCAAGCAGGCGCATTAGCAGAGAGTATATTCGAAGCCGATGCAGGTCAGGGTATTTCGAATATAAAGCAGGACGATCTTGCTTTACCATTCTTGAAAGTACTAGGCCAACTCTCCCCGGAGTGCAATAAGAGGGACGCTAAATATGTCGAGGGGGCAGAACCCGGCATGATAATCAACACCGTTACAAACGAAGTGTTTGATGGCGTAAAGGGGATCGATGTTTTGCCAGTGTATTACAAAAGACAATACATTGAATGGCAAGACAGAGGTGAGAGTCAAGGAGCTCCGGTACATATCTATGAAGCCGGTGATGACATACCACAAACTACAAGAGACAAAGGAAATAAAGATAGATTAGCCAATGGCAATTATCTTGAAAATACCGCAAGTCACTTTGTAGTTGTACTCGGTGACAATCCATCTTCAGCTTTGATTTCTATGAAAGCGACTCAATTAAAAATTAGTCGTAAGTGGAACTCAATGATGATGGGGATTAAGATGCAGGGTAAAAACGGTTTGTTTACTCCGCCAACATATAGCCACATTTATAAACTAAAAACTGTTCAGATGTCTAACGATAAAGGAACATGGTTTGGTTGGGATGTATCGAAAGTTGGTCCCGTGACTAATAAATCAGTTTACCAGATTGCTAAGGCTTTCTCGAACAATGTCTCTAAAGGCGCTGTTCAAGCTAAGCATGGAACTGGTGAATCCAAATCCGACGCACCTTATTAAAGAATTACCCACGAGGTAATTAGTTTGGGCGGTGGAAGCTAGCGTGGAAACCGCCCTTTCTAAGGATATTAGTTATGAAGAATTTTATAGATTTATTTACAGGATTACAGAGAGCGCATGGGTGTACCTACGTTGAAAAGAAAAACGCAGACGGCACTAAGATAAAAGGAAAATCATTTGTTAAACGTGAACCTGTAACAGAAAAACATTGGCAAGATCATTTAAACGGAGTTGAACCTAGTCTAGGTATTATACCTATTAATGAAGAGAATAAATGTAGATGGGGATGTATTGATGTTGATAAATATAATTTAGATCACAAGAAAATTGTAGGTCTTATAAACAACTATCAACTTCCACTTACTATGTGTCGTTCGAAAAGTGGAGGAGCACATATATTTTTATTTAGTACGGTTCCAGTTGATGCATCTTTAATGCGAGATAAGCTCTGTTCAATAAGCGCTTTTTTAGGATTTGGTAATGCTGAAGTTTTCCCTAAACAGGTTGAATTAAAATCCGAAGATGATACAGGAAATTTCCTTAACTTGCCATACTTTAATTCCAAAAATAGTACAAGATATGCCTTTAATTTTAAGGGAGAAGCCATTACAATATCGCAATTTTTTTTATCAGTTAAACGACTCACTCCAGAAGAATTAGAAAAATTAGAATTAAAAAGACCTGACTCAGAATTTAAAGATGGTCCACCTTGTATTGAATCTCTTACACAGAATAAATTAAATGATGGTAGAGATAGAGTGATCTATCAATTCATTCAATATGCAAAAAGAAAATGGCCAGAGGATTGGCAAAAACATATCAACGCATTCAACTACAAATATTTTGACCCACCATTAGAAGACAGAGTTATCCAAGACAAAATTAAATATCATGAGAAAAAAGAATTAGGATTTAAATGTAATGAAGATCCTATGTGCAATCATTGTGATAAAAAATTATGTTTAACAAGAAAGTATGGAATCAGAGGACAATCTTTATTTCCAGACTTGAACGATCTTCAAAAAATTAATTTAGATGAGCCTTACTACTATGTAAACGTAGATGGAGAAAGAGTGAGATTAAAAGATACATCTTATTTACAAGAACAAAGATTATTTCAAAGAGCAGTGATGGAACAAGTTAATAAAGTTCCTCCAACATTAAAGAAAAAAGAATTTACAGACATGGTTAAATTATTATTTGCAGGGATAGAAATAATAGAACCACCTAAAGGATCTTCTAAAGTGGAACAACTACTAGATCATTTAGAAGAATACTGCACAGACCGAACAGCATCAGGTGCTACTAAAGAAGATATGGTAAATGGATTAGTGTGGACACATGAAGGCAAACATTATTTTATATTTAGAGAATTTTTTAATAAGTATTTGTTAAAGAGAAGATGGACAGAGAAGTATGATGAGACACAACTATTACTTAGAGATAAGTGTGGTTGTACTATTGATAGAGTAGACATAGGAAATAAAAAGAAAAGCGTCATGGTGATAGGAGAATTTAAACCAATGGCTGATGTTTATAGACCAAAACAATTTAAACCTAAGGATGTATTTTGAAAACTATTGTATTGGGTCCACCAGGAACAGGTAAGACCACAACATTATTAAACGAAGTAGATAAACATTTAAAGAATACGGACCCAAATAAGATTGGGTTCTTTTCATTTACACAGAAAGCTGCGTATGAAGCAAGAGATAGAGCTATGGAAAAATTTAATTTTAGCGAAGATGATCTTCCATACTTTAGAACATTACATTCATTAGCATTTAGAAGATTAGGTATTAAGAAAGAACAAGTAATGCAACGTAGACATTATGAAGATCTTGGTAAAAAGATTAATATGCGTATTGATTACAATGAATACGATCAAGAACAGACAGGTTTATTCACAACAAATAGTGAGTATCTACGGATTATACAACTAGCTAAGCTACGAAACATAACACCAGAACAACAATACAATTTAAAAGAACATAGTCAGGATCTATCTGTAAGGGAATTAAAAATACTAGCAGGTGAACTAGACTCATACAAAAAACAATACAACTTAATTGACTTTAATGACATGATCACAGAGTTTGTTAAGTCTGATGCATCCCCTAAGTTTGATGTTGTTTTTATAGACGAAGCACAAGATCTATCGCGTATGCAATGGGACATGGCTAAATCTATATGGGATAAAACACAAGATAGTTATATTGCAGGTGATGATGATCAAGCCATATTTAGATGGGCTGGCGCAGATGTTGATAGTTTTATAACACAAAAAGGAAGACTACTTAATCTTACACAATCATACAGAATACCAAGAGCAGTACATGATGTAGCTATGAATATAGTTGGTAAAATATCTAATAGACTACATAAAGAATGGAAACCTAAAACAGAAACAGGTTTATTGTCTTATTACAATGAATTTCAAAACATTGATATGTCTTCTGGTAAATGGCTTGTACTAGCGAGAACAAGATACATGTTAAATGATTTAGAGAATGTTCTATACTCTAATGGATTATATTACAGAAACAAATTTAAGAAGGCATACGAGAGAGATTTATATGAAGCTGTAATAGATTGGGAATCATTGAGAAAAGGAATTAATCTTAATGGAGAACAGGTTAAAAGAATTGCTTCTTATATGCAGCCGGAACAATTTAGTAAGAAAAGAATTAAAGAAATTATATCAGACAATATTTACAGTATGGGGGAGCTTAAATTAAAATATGGATTAAACACAGAACAGGTTTGGTTTGAATCCTTTACCGCAGCTCCAGAAAAACAAGTGCATTACATTAGAAAGATGAGAAAAAATGGAGAAGAATTAAATAAAGATCCAAGAATTACTTTATCTACTATTCACGGAGTAAAAGGTGGTGAAGCAGACAATGTAGTTTTATTAACAGACCTTAGTAAAAACACACAATCAAATTATGAAAGATATCCAGATGATGAGAACAGATTATTTTATGTGGGTGCAACCAGAACAAAAAATCACTTGCATATTGTTCGTCCAAAGGATATTTATAAATCGTACAGAATATGAAGAAAGATACATACAAGAAACAGGTAGGTGGTGATCATTATCGTAACATGGTTATTCAGCCAAGTGAGTTTATAAATAAAAACAACATTCCATTTGCCGAAGGCAACGCTATAAAATATTTGTGTAGACACAAGCAAAAAAATCAAAAAGAAGATTTATTAAAAGCTATCCATTACTGTGAGATGGCAATTG